GTCCTCTACATCGCTGGCGAAGGACACGGGGGCATTGGCGCGCGGATTAAGGCCATGAAGAAGCATCACAACACACCAGCAGGTGCGCCAGTCTTCTTTCTACGCAAGCAGATCAACTTGCGCTCTAGTGCCACTGACATCCAAGACCTCATCCAAGCTGTGGACGACATCCAAGCCACGCACGACATCGAGTTTGAGCTGGTGGTCATCGACACGTTAGCTAGAGCGTTTGGTGGTGGCAATGAGAACGCCAGTGAGGACATGGGAGCGTTCATCACCGCGGCTGGTGCGATACAGGGCAGGTACAACTGTGCGCTGCTGGTAGTCCACCACGCTGGTAAGGATGCCACGAAGGGACTCAGAGGTCACTCATCCCTGCTTGGCGCCGTGGACACCGAGCTGGAGATCATCCGCATCGAGGACGCACCCAAAGGAATCCTGCACATCAGCAAGCAGAAGGACGGGGAGGACGGTCAGCGGTACGGTTTTCAGATGGTGAGTGTCGAGTTATCCACAACACTTATTGGATTTGAATCTGTCAGCTCATTGGCGGTGGAAGTGGACAGCGAAATCAACGTGAGCAAGCCAAACTATTCGGCGCCACCAGACAGGACAGGCGGCGGCAGGAACCAGCAATTAGCCTTGAGCTGCCTACACGCAGCCATCAAGAAGTTCGGGATGATGGAGAACATTGACGGCAAACGCAATAAAGCCATCAAGCTGGACCAGTGGCGCGAGGAATTTAAAGCCAAGATGGGTAGCGATGTGGAACCAGCAACATTCAGCAAAGCATGGACAAGGGTAAAAGCTGGCCTTGTTGACCTCGAAAAAGTAGAGGTTCACAACGATTGGTGTTGGGCAATATTTGCTGAAAGTGATGGGTCAAGCAAGGTCATCCCGTTCAATAAATCATGATGGACAAATGGACAAATGGAGGACATTTAGGACAAATGGGAAAAGCCATGTGTCCCGACAATAAAAGAGGACAAATGGTGTGTGGGTATATATATACACACACCATATGTCCTGTTGTCGCATCGAAGCGTCTTGGTTTGGTTGGTAGTTTGTAAGAAAACTGTAAGGATTGAAAAGTGGCAACAAGGAACATAAAAAAGAGGGTGGAGCAACCGAGTTTTCCTTCCGACCCTTTTGAGTTGGTCATGCGAAGCAAGTTGATCGAATTGATTAACGTCAAGCAAGAGCATGAACGCCGATGGGGAATCGAAAGAATCATCGGGTTGGTGGATTCTGAGTTTCGCGCCAAGGTCTGGCAGCAGAACGAAAGAATCTACGTGGCGCAACAGCAGCGTGATGAAGTCCGATTGCTGAAGGCCGTGGACGGGATGAAGAAGGCATATGCCGCGCTGGATGCTTGGGCTGTGGAGCATGGCGTCAGCCAGTCTCCTGAGATCAAGCACTGCCAGCACCTGATGGCTGACGGCTCGGTCATGGTCGTGGTGGAGACTTACGAGGATGCGCTGCACCTCGACCAGTTCATGGGGCATGACGACAGGCGTCACATCTGGTGCATGGAGGAGCTTGAGCTGGTGATGAACGCAGAGGTCATCAAGGAGACAATGGCGCTCAAGCGTCAGTTCCCTGCGGCACAGATGGTGCGGCTGGATAAACCTCCAACGAAGTTTCCAAAGGGTGGTGCGACAGGACTTGACGACATGGGGTCCGATGATGACGTGTTGAAGGGTTCACGTGCAGCCAAGGTGTTTGACACTGGTGCATATGCCTCTAAAACGAAGCAGAAGGCACTTTAAAGCGTTTGTAATGGGTTGGACATGGTAAGGTAGCCATGTGCATTGATAATTGATTGTAGGAGGTTTAAATGGCTGGTCAAAAGAAGAAGGTGGAGGACTTGGCATTACTTGATACGCTGCCGCGTGAGCAGATTCAGACGCTGTTCGAGGCAGGGCTGTCCGAAACACGCATTTGCTACAAGCTCGGCATAGGCAAGAAAGCCTTGACGATTTGGCTCGATCGCCCAGAGAACGAGGGCTTCCTCTCTCGCGTACGCGCGAAAGCGGCAGACAACTTGGTCACCGAGATAATAGAAATTGCTGACGAAACAGACATAAGTGAAGTAAATAAGGCTCGTTTAAGGGTGCAAACGCGCCAGTGGGTGGCTGAACGGTGGAACCCAGCAGCCTATGCGCAGAACAAAATGCCTAGCGTTACGGTCAATCTGGCTAATTTGCGGCTCGATGCACTGCGACATGGCGAGGTGATAGAGGCAGAGTTACCAACAGGCAAAGTGACCTAAGTTGTCCAAGTTATCCACAGGCCACAGGATTTGTTGCGCGGATGCTACACATTCCATGTATAAGCTGTGCGTATGTGGATAAGAACTTTACATAATGGACATTGTATAAAGTACGTACACGCTTTAGTATTCACTTTGAATCTAGGCAAGGAACGTGCCAGCCGAAACCGCTGCGACCCCCCGCGGGTGGGGTCTGGGGCGGGGCGGCTGTACATTGGCAACCCCACACGCATCCAAAAAAAAATTTTGAAAAGTACGGCACAATCCTGACATGACGACAGAATCAACCCCCAAGCCGCCACCAAAGAAGATGCACATCGACACACGTGAGCTGGTCGAGAACGCTGCCAAGAAGCTGGACGAGAAGATCGCCAACAACCCGTTTATTGCATTTACGGCGCGATACAAGAACAACCCCGTCCTGTTCGTCAAGGAAGTCCTGAACACCACCCCTGACGGCTGGCAAGAGGAGATGCTCAACCACATCGCCAAGGGTGAGCGCCGAATCAGCGTAAGGTCAGGCCACGGTGTAGGCAAGTCAACAGGCGCAAGTTGGGCAATTATTTGGTATTTGCTTTTACGTTACCCCGTCAAGGTGGTCGTGACTGCCCCCACCTCCAGCCAGTTGTATGACGCACTCTTCGCGGAACTGAAGCGATGGGTGAAAGAACTGCCCCCAACCCTGCGCGATATGCTTGAAGTCAAACAGGACCGCATCGAGGTCAAGGAAGCCGCGACAGAGGCTTTCGTGTCCGCAAGGACATCGAGAGCAGAGCAGCCCGAAGCCCTGCAAGGCGTCCACAGCGACAACGTGATGCTGATTGCTGACGAGGCATCGGGTATACCCGAACAGGTGTTCGAGGCTGCTGCTGGTTCTATGTCAGGCCACAGTGCCGTCACCCTGCTGCTCGGAAACCCTGTGCGCAGCTCTGGCTTTTTCTACGACACCCACAACCGTCTGGCGAATGACTGGGTGACGATGAAGGTGTCCTGCGTTGACTCACCTCGCGTCAGCGAAGCCTACGTGGAGGAGATGAAGACACGATACGGCGAGGAGTCGAACGCTTATCGGATTCGCGTCCTTGGTGAATTTCCCCGTTCGGATGACGACACCATCATCCCGATGGAGCTTCTTGAGTTAGCCAAGCACCGAGACGTGGCTACAAGCCAACACGCCAAGCTCTTCTGGGGTTTGGACGTTGCTCGTTTTGGCGGCGACAGGTCAACCCTTGCCAAGCGTCAGGGCAACGCACTGATTGAACCGATCAAGGTTTGGAAGAACTTAGACCTGATGCAACTGACGGGTGCGGTGGTGGCTGAGTGGGAGGCACTGCCTCACAGCCAGCGCCCCCACGAAATCATGGTGGACTCGATTGGTCTTGGCGCTGGCGTGGTTGACCGACTGCGCGAGTTGGGTTTGCCTGTTCGCGGCATCAACGTGTCCGAGTCCCCCGCGATGGGCCAAACGTACCGCAATCTACGCGCCGAGCTTTGGTACAAGTGCAAGGCGTGGTTTGAGGCGCGTGACTGTCGGATTCCTTTGGACGAGGAGCTGGTCGCTGAACTGGCTACGGTGCGTTATTTCTTTACGTCCAACGGCAAAATACAGATTGAGAGTAAGGACGACATCAGGAAGCGCGGGATGAAGTCACCCGACAAGGCTGACTCGTTTGTCTTGACGTTCGCAAGTGACGCAGCCATCGGGATGTTTGGCGCGAACACCGCGCAGCAGTGGTCAAAGCCGCTGAAACGAAACCTTGCGCGGGTTGCATAATCGGTTCATTCCATTAACTTTGAAGGGGTAGGGCATGAAGATTTCAGCGGCGGCTAAAAAGATTGAGTCTGTGATGAAAGAGTACAAGGCTGGCAAATTGCACTCTGGCGCTGGTGGCAAGATTGTGAAAAATCCTAAGCAAGGAATCGCTATTGCTTTAAGTGAAGCCAGCCGCATGAAAAAGACTGGAAAAAAGTAATGGCTACCTCACGACCAGCCCAATACGAAGGCGCGATGCGCCAGATGACCAGCGGTGAGAACACTTCAAGCTGCCCCCCTGCCACGCAGGACATCACCATCAACTTGAAGAACCGCGCCAAGGCTATCACCGCGGCTAAGTACGGTCCTGAGAATCCAGCCCTGCCGAACACCAAGTTCTGGCAAGACAAGGCTGACCAGTGGGACGTGTCTGTCGAGGACGCTAAGAAGTCGCGTTGCGGCAACTGCGCAGTGTTCGTGGTGTCCGACAAGATGAAGAACTGCATTGCACAAGGCATCGGCAACGAGTCTGACCCTTGGGGTGCGATTGACAAGGCAGAGCTAGGCTACTGCGAGATTTTTGACTTTAAATGCGCAGC